AACGAAAGGCGATGAACTTGTCGCGCGGGAAACTGGCAAGCGTGATGGCGTTCGACTGGTTGCCGCCAAGCAGCACGACCTTGGAACCGTCGACACCGGCCACAAAGCCGACATGACCTGAAGAGGCCGACCACTTGATGACGCCGATCGAGCCAACTATTGGCGCACGCGCGCTGATCCCGAAGCCTGCCCATGCCTGAGCCCAGAACGGATTGGACGGAAGTGGCTCGGCGGGCAGCACCTTAGCGATGCAGCTTTCCACCGCATCGCCACACCAGGGCAGCGATGCGGGATCCCCCAAGAATCTGCCGATTCTGAGAAAGTCGATCAGTCGCGACTTATCGCGGACTTCGTGCAATCCCATGCGACGATGCATCTCCGCCATCCACGGCGGCATGGTCTCGGCCGGCGCCGGACGATGATCTTCCCTGCCATCGGTCGGCAGCGACTTCAGCGCCGCTTCCGTGGCCCTGTCCGTCACCCCGGTGACAGAGAGCCCCATGCGCTTCTGGAAGTCCTTCAGCGCCGCGATCGACACGCGACCCCAGTCGCCATCGGTCGGCACGGCAAAACCGTGCAGCACCAGGCGCGACTGCACCCACTGTTCGTAAGTCATGGTGATTTCCTTGTTTTCCGGTGGAAGGGTTGGCGCCAATTCAGCGTTGCCGGATATTCGGTCTTGAGTAAGCAGGTATCTTGCTGCATTGCTGCACCCGGCGGGCCGGAGACAGCGAGGGATTGATGAGCATCAAGTCCAAGATCAAGAAAACCATTAAATCCGTTCCTGGCGCTTACCGGCTTGCAAAGGCTGTCGGTTTGGTTCGCGACTATCACGCCGAGTTCCTCGCCGACTGTCGGCGCGTCTATGATCGCTACCTGGCCGAGCATGCGGCCAAGGAACCGACAGGCTACGTGATCCTGATGGACATCAATCACCGCATCACGACCGGCCTGATGGTGCCCGTTTCACTGGCTCTCTTGAAGCGCGGCTATGCGGTGTGCTCCGTGATCAAGGGCCGTATGAACGAGAACGTCTGGCCTGAGCTCGATGGGATATCCGGCGCCATTGCCCACGGAGGCTGGGCAGTCGACGGCACTGTTGCAATCAATCACCTCGTCAAACAATGGACGATCGACTGGGATGCCGGGATCGTCTCCTGCGATGGCGTCAACTACTTCCCGTTTTTCCTCGAACGTCTCAGCAAGCTTTCAAAGAGTTATCGAGGCAGCCTGACGACAAAGGCGGAGATCAGCCTGTTCAACGCGATGCTACGGCAGAGCGATGCGGTGCTCGCCGTCTGCGATCGGATCATCAAGCTCGCCGAGAAGGGGCGACCCATTAGGCTCGTTGCAATGGATAGCCATTTCGCCCCATGGGGTGTGATCAGGCGCTGGTGCGATGCTGTCGGCAAAGCACATGACATCAACTTTATCGCGCTCTCCAGCGGCTATGAGAACTACTATTCCAACCTTTCGACGATGGAGGCTACCACCCTGGCCGTCGAAAACCTGACGGCAAATCCAGACCTCCGGCATCCGTTTCTGGGTGGGCAGAAGCGTTTCGAAGAGTTCATCGCGAAACACCCGGAAACGCTGGAAGGCAAGGCAACCGCGCTGGGATGGATCAAAGTCAACAGGAGTCGCGTCACATCGGACGACCCGGCACGAACTGAGGTGCAGCAAAAGGTGCAAGAGGCACGCATGGCCGGGCGTCCCGTGTTCGCCGCTTTCGGCAAGGTGCTGATCGACTTCGCCGCGCCAGACGACTGCGGCAATGTCTATCCAGACTTTCCGACCTGGATGAACGGGCTGGTGGACCTCGCATCCGAGAGCCAGAGCCTGCTCATCATCAAGCCTCACCCGCACGAGATAAGGCCAGAGATCGTCAACGACGGAGTCCAGGTTCTCCGCGATCTACTCCCGCACGACCTTCCCGAGAACGTGATCTTTCTCAACCACAACTCTTTCAATTCCTACGAACTGGCAGGGATGGTCGATGCATCGTTCGTCTGGAACGGGACGATCTGTTGTGAATTTCCGGTTGTCAACTGCCCTGTCGTGCCCGAAAGCATTTGGGCCGCACGCGATTACCCCCTCGGTCTTCCCACAATGAGATCTGAGCCGGAGTACCGAGACTTATTCTCAGGCCGCAGCAAAGTGACACTAGACGAAAGCGTGGAAGATCGAGCAGCAGCTTTCCTGCACTTCCTCAAGTCCGAAGATGTCATGATCCCGTTCCGATATCTCAGGCGCGCCGGGACAAACCAGACGATTGGAAAAAACTGGCTCTATCACAGCGCGCTCCGTAAACTTGAAAAAGAAGGCGATCCAGCAATAGACCGGGTCGTCTCGCGCTTCTTCATCTCATAGAGGAGAGACACGATGTCCACGAATCTGCCATCCAACTTCACAGGCGGGCGCAGACCAGAAGATGACGTAACCGATTACGAGTATGAACTCTATACTCGCCTCAGACCTGAGCCGGTCGAAGAAGATCTTCCAGAACCAACGGCTCTTGAGAGAATAGCTTGGCTCTTCCGCAACTTAGCCGAGCGCTTCAAACAGCTTTTCGAAAAGAAAAGATAGCTTAGCCAGCCTAATACCAACGACCCTCCGCTGACCAGTTGACGATGACGGGCGATGTGTTCGTTCGTAGAACGGCAATCTGCGCATTCGTCGCCGTGATAGTCTGCCAGCCATCTTGTGTTTGAGTGTTGGAGCCATAGTTCATTGAAGTCATGACGCGTGGCGCAGTGGAAAAAGACAACGGGAAGGTGACTGTGGCTGCCGTGATCGTGTTCGCGACAGGTGTGATTGTAACCTGACCCCACGAACGCATGTACCCGCTTTTGTGGCGAATATAGTCAAACGATGAACCAAACTCGATAATGTTGGCCTCATCGACAACGACCCAGGCGGCACCAGTGTTGGCAATCGTGACGCTTTGATGCGGCAGCCGCAGGACTAGAGTATTAGCGCCGTCGATTGTTTCTGACGCATTTCCGTCAATCGTGACGGCATTCGCACTGGTGTCAGTCTTCTTGACGGTGACATAGAAGCCTTCCGGAACATCAGCCGCGGCCGGCAGATTAACCGTCCGCGCGCCTCCGTTCGCATCCATGCCGATAACCGCGCCGACGTCTGCAGCGGAGACCGTGTAGGTGGCGCTTTTGGGTGAATAGGAAAACGGCGCCCTGAGAGCGTCCGCTTCTGATAAAGCCGTAAGGGCAGATTGCAACCCAGTGATTTGAGAAATGGGTAGCGCCTCCACGACACCGGCTGATGCTTTTGTCGGAGCGGCCATTACTTTGCCCTTTCAAGTGCGTTGAGACGATCGGTAACGCGGCGCTCGAATTGCTTCTGACGCGCAATCATGAGCGGCACAAGTTTTGAGTAGTCGACACCCCACGGACGGAATTCGCGCTCCCCAGGTTCACCTTCGCCGACCGTAACGGCTGACGGAAACACGGCGTGAAGTTCTTGCGCCACAAGCCCAAAATAACGACCGTCAGTCGCCTCTAACGTCGTCCCGCTCAACATGGTGTAAGCCAACGGCTCTACCGCAGCCCACACCGCATCGAGGTCAACTTCATCCTCAATGGGCACGCGATCGATCTTCAAGCGCCCGTCGGATGTCGTCTGGAATGTCGTTGACGTGCCGCCCCCGACAATACCGCCGATATAGCCGTTTGAATTGTAGACGCCAAAATAAGTGCGGCTGACGGAACCAGCATTGTAGCCGATGTAACCGGCTGCAGCGCTATCAACCCCTGCGACAAAGTTTGCTTCCGCCGGAGGGTTAGTCGTCGCGGATAGTCCGGCGCGCACCCGCTTGAATATCGCATTCCAGCGGAAAGCTTCCTGCCATTTCGAATCGTCGGTAGACGACGGGACGAAATCGCCGATCATGGCTAGAATCGATTTATTGCCCCCAGAATTACCAGGCTCGCCGCAGACGAACGTTGCAATCCAGTGGTCACCAACCTTCACAGGTGCCATGTAACCAGTCGCCCAGTTCGGTACCGGTGTCACGATCTTCCAGTCAACTGCCGGCGAAAGCGCATCCCAGTTGCCGTTTGCCGCCCACAATGCGTCGGCATCCGCGGACGCGATCAACATGTGATGATCGAACCCGTCGATGCCGCGACCGCCGCGGCCGAATGCAACGAAATGAAAACTGTTCGTCTCCGGATCTGCGAAACAACACGGCGGGTTTCCGCCAAGATTGATGTTGCTCGGGCGAGCGCTACCCCAGCTCAGAAGGTTGGTGGTGACGAAACACGCAGCTTCGTCACGCCAGCCGCCAGCATCCTGACAGCGCAAATAGAAAATCCACTTGTCTTCGCCAGGAACTCGCCCCCCGGACCACTCCGAGAGCGCAGTGATTGCCGTGCCAGTAGCGGGGGTATGCGTGAGGTTCGCGACGCCTGTTGCTACCGTGTAGGTTTCCCAATTGTCGGCAGTGCTGATGCGACCATAAGAGCCGGCACCGACAAAGCCGAAAGCGATGAAACCAAGGGTGTCGTGTCCGCCCTGCGACGCCGGGAACTCGATGATACCGCCGTTGGACGCAAAGGTGTATCCTGTCGGCGTCGTCAACGTCTTCGTGCTGAACGTCTCGAATTCGTCATCCGAGTAAATCAGCAGCGGCGAAAAGTGGGCGGTTCCTTCGTCCTGCCGGTTGACCATGAAACCGGATCGACCGTTCGCAAACAGCCGCGGGGCGTCCGGTCGCGCGTCGTGGGACGCATTTGTGTAGATCAGGCGATCGTTCTCGAGAGTGGCGCCCTGGTCATAGCTGTCGACAGCGCGAACCTGCGCGCCATCTGTGATCGCATGGCTGCTGGCTTTTCGGTAAATCAGCGTCCACTTCCCCGACGGGAAGACGAGCCAGCCGCTCGGAAGACCATAGTGGGCGTCGTATCGCTCACCGAGCAGCACACGAATACCGGCATGCCCGAAAGGCAGATCAGTATCCAAAATCCGGGCGTCATTTGATCCGCCGCCCTCATTGATCAGCGTCATGATCGCAGGGTCGATCTGATCTTCACCGACTGCACCTGCTGCGATTTTCGGCCGCGTCACCGAACCGTCCGGCGGCACGTCTTCCAGTGCAAAAGCAGGGACGTGATGCACTTCGGCATTGATCGCCACACCATCACCCGGCCACGTCCCGCCGACAGGTGTTATGACGCCGGCCGTGATCGACCAGGTGCTTTTGAACTGATACACCCCATCGATGAACAGATGGATCTGCTCGGCGATCGCATCTTCATTGCCCGTGTCGATCGACTGCACGCCCCCACCCACTGCGGCCTCGACTTTGGCGAAAGGTTGGAATGAACCCGTGATCGACAGAATATCGGAAAGCACATCCTCAGCCTGCGCAATGATAGAAGCCGAGACCTGGTCGCTAACCAGACGGAAGACAGAGCCGCTGACACGCCCCATGACGAGCATGCCGGCCTGAAGTCCGCCAATGGCAATGTCATTGCCGCTGTTTGACTTGATAGTCAGCAGATCGCCTTCATTGAACGTCACCGTCACCGGAGAGGCGGTGTTCGTGTCTGTGATCGCCATCAGGACCAGGGCCGATCCGGAAATCGGGATCGAAGATGTCGCTTCTATCGCATTCGGCGTTCCGGATCCGCTGTTCTGCGCCGAAATGAAGCTGTACGGAAGGTCGGCACTCCTCACCCATGAGCCGGACCCGGAAGCACCGACCTTGCGGTAGATTGCATTGTCAAAGGCGACTTCATCACCGACGACCCAGGCAAGCGTATTGGCTTCCTTGGAAAGATCGGCATCGAGCGCCGCCTTGTTGGCGTAGATGAATCCGCCATTATTGGTGAATGTCGTGATCGACTGCTCGACCCAAGCGCCCCACGCGCGAAGATCGGGCTTTCGGATTTCGTGCGGCCCGGAGGAAGGCACGCCGTCGGTGACATAATCCCGCGCGACTTCATTCATCAAGGGTGCGGCCATAGCGATACCTCATGGGAAAACGCCCGCAGCAGCGAGCAATAAAACTGAAAGAAGCGGTTGATCAGGTGACGGTGAATGCGCCTGTCGCCACCGCGGCAGATGCGATGCCGGACGAATTCACGCTGGTCAGGAAGCCGTATTTCGTACCTGCAGACAGGCCTGTAACAACGCGGCCGTCTGCGATATTCGGCGGCCCATATTCAGTGGCGACAAGCGTCGCGCCGGAAAAGCTGTCCACGGTGTTGATGTAGATCCGCACGGCCGCGAAATTTGCCGAGTTCGGCGCCACCCAGGAAAAGCTCCCTTGGCCCGCGCCGCCAGTGACGCCGGCGCCCGTGACGACGCCAGGCGCGACCGGATCGGCAACAGCCGTGACCAGCTGGTAGTCGGTCCACTCAGAAGGCGTCCCACCTCCCCAGGCGCGCAGCCGGACGCGATACTGCTGGCCATCGACCAGGTAACCGGAGCGAACGAAATTCTCCCCATCTCCAGCAAATACGGACTGAACACCGGTCGAGCCGCTGGTGCGCTCATACTCCATCTCATAGCGGAGGCTGCTGTCGCCGGCGGTCCACTGACCACGCAGATAGGCCGCAGTTGAGCTGCCTGTGATGACCTCGTTGAGAACGGTCACCGTGAAGCCAACTGGCACCGGAACACCTTCGGATTCGATCGGCGGCGGCGATGCGCCAGGGACACCTTCTTCCGTCGCAGCGTCGAAAGAATACAGACTGTCCGTCACCAGAATGCCGCTAAAACTCACCCGCATGTTGCGCAGATCAAGCGAAACCGTGGATGTGATCTCAACGATTGCCTCGACGAGCCCGCGACTCGGATAGTGCACCCGGACGAACCGACGATAGGCGCAGTTCTTGGCGGCGCTATAATCCGCCGTGATCGTGATCCGTCTGGCATTCGCACGGATGTAAGTCAGTTTCTGCTTGCGCTGGCAGTGGTTGTGAGACTGCACGGCGGCGTTATCAAAGGTCTTGGTGCGCTCAGTCTCGTCGATCTCGCCATAGGGGTCGCCGTAGAGAGAGGCGTCCTCCGTGTTGTAGTCCTTTGCGGGGTTCTGATAGCGGCCGCGCACCGCGAGCACGGTAGAGGACAGCCTCTTGTTCTTGTCGACTTCGATCGCAAAGATGCTCTCCTGCGTAAGGCGAACATCGGGAGCAACGAACTCGCCGGCATGCACGCCGATCTTCCCGTCGTTGCGCTCATAGACGACCAGCTCAGCCGCCTCGTCGAGGGTGCGACCGACCTCGACCGGATCATTGTTCGTCCGAAACCACAATCCGCCCCAATAGCGCCGCTCGGTGCCGCCGCTGCGGTTGGTGACGATCTCGTCACAGACATTGGCGGCATGCATCCAGTCCGGCATGAACATGCGCTGATAACCGAGCTTGCCGCCGAACGGCTGTGCCAGATGGTCCAGCCGCATCAAAGCGATGTTGCTGGAAAACTCCCAGGTATTCGGGTCAGCATGTCGGTGCGAACCGGACCCACCGGGCTGGGTTGAATCCTTGCGCGGGTCATAAAGCAGCACGCCGTCACCGATGGCGGAATGCTCCGGCATCTGGTTAGGAAAGATGCGGAGATAATACTTGTCCTCGGGCGTCTTGGCGCGCATACGGACCGAAGCGAGACCATCGCCACGATGGTTGTTCGTCCATGCCGCCGGAAAGGCTGCAACCACGTCAGCATAAGCTGTCTCGGCATCGAGGCCGACCCTGCTCAGGATGTTGACGTAGGGATTGCCGCTGCGCACATAGGCGTTGGTGACATTGCCCGAGCCATCAAGGTTCAGCGCCTTGTCATGCCCGTAGTGTCGCACGAACCCTTGTATACGCCGGCCGCACCAGACGATGATGTGGTAGGCGATCCCATTCGTCTCCTCGAGGAAGACGTAGTCTCCGCCCTTCTTGACCCGACCGTAGACGATCGGCAGAGGTGGCACATTCTGCTTGAGGTTATAAGAGCCGTCCTCGGGCCTCGGCACTGAGGGCTTTTGCACGAACAGCGACTGCAGAAGACCAGCGCCGTATGCCAGGCCACCGTATAGCGCCGCCATCGTCCCGAGATAGATCAGGTTCGACGCGATGACGCTGGTGGTGCCGATCGAAGCGACGATCGTCAGGACGAGAGATTCCAGAATGCCCACTAAAGTCTCCAGATCGCCAGCGGCCTGGCAGTGATGCGCTTGAACCCGTCAGGCGCCCGCGTGAGCCACCCTTCGCCGTCGTGGATGACACCGAACTGCCGGGTGATGTTGCGGACGCTTCCGACCACACCGAAATCGCCGCACCGGGGATCGTCGACGCGCCAGGCACCGATCGACAGGGCAGCCTGCTCGATCAGCGGAACGGCGCCCCCATGCGCGGCCAACATGTCGATCTGCCCCTGCCCCGCCTCATACGACCCGCGAAATCCTTCCACGGGATCACGGAAGCCCAGCCACTTGGCCCACTCCGCAATGATGAGGCAGCAGTCGACCTTGTTGCCCGGAGTCCACGGCGCACGCTCGTAGGCTTCGATGAAGTCGCGGAGGATTACCAACTCGGCCATCGAATTCTCTTGTCCCTCAATCCCGGAACCCGTTCAGCGAACCTATCTAGAGCGGCAGAGGGGTTCAGCCGCTTAGACCGCTCTTTCTGATCAACGTCGGACAGGACGGCGCCATTGTTGAGCACCCGCAGCGTGAAAGCGTTGACGACCTCGACAGTCACCACCGACTGCGACATATCCTCAGTCGCCTGGTCGGCCACCTTCATGTTGTCGATCGTGCCAGTGAACTTCACCTCAGGCTCGCCGACCGGCTGCTCGAAATCGTCGAGCTCCTGGATCTTGATGACGACAGGAGAACCGACGACGCTGCTCGTCTCGTCATAGTTCCAGATTTGGTCGCCGGTGGAGGTTCCGATGTTGATCAGCGACAGCGTGAGCGTGAACGCCTCGCCATTGATGGCAGCTTCTATGCTTTCGAGACTACCCTCAGCGAACTGCGCAGCACGATAGACCTCTCCCTCTTCATCGACGAAGGCACCCCCCGATCCATCCCAGAGCCGCAGCACGGTGTCAGGCAACGTGATTTCGACAAGGATCTTCAACGAAGCCATCAGACGAGACCCAGCGCGAGCGCGTTCCAATAATCGGTCGCCTCGACGAACCGGAGCGAGGGATATGACGTCCGCGAGACAGCCTCCTGGGTGACATCCATCCCGCGATCGTCAGCGAGGTGGCAGAGACAGGTTGGCCGATCAAAGTCGAGATCAGCATCTGCAGGGATCAACTCGCGCACAGTTGGCGAGATCGGCACCTCCCAGATGTCGCCGTCGATGCTGAGCACGGGCCCCGTCTCGTAAAGCGCGTGATTGTAGGAGAACCGCACACCGACCAGGTTGTCGTCACCATGGATGACGCGCAGCCGGATCGTCGTCGCCCCGATCGCAGTTACCCCGACAGATTTCACGCTGATGGCGCCCTGCGCATAATGAGATCCATCGCTGAAGTTCGATCCATCGCTATGGGTCGTTGCTGGCATCGGCTCGAATGACCCCGAAGCATAGGGAGCGGACAAGGCGGAGCGCACAGGAACCGCGATCAGCCCTGATCGGCCGCCAAGCTTCTGCCGAATGGCTTGCCACGTCTGCCACTGGGCCTTGTGGCGGTTCTGGAGGATTACGTTCATGTAATCGATCGACCAGTATCCGAGGTCTGTCCGATAGGACGGCGTGATGCCGCCCAACGTGGCGCCACCCGATCGGGTAAACGGCACCAGGTTTGCCGCCACCTGTTGCGGTCGCAGGATGCAATGCGGCCAGATCATCCGCGCCATTCCGCACCCGCCTTTTCGTTCTGGTATCGAGCCATGGTCGGAACCACGCGCTGCGTTGATTGCTGAACGGCGACCTGGACAATCGTGCCGCTTGCCGTCTGGATCCGCTGATCGGCGGTTTCAGCGATGACTGAACGGTCGGCCGCAAGGTTGACGGTGATCGTCTCTGCACCGCCACGCATCTTGCCGCCGCGCGGAATGACGACTTCGCCGCGCTGCAGGATCGCCGGCACTTCACCGGGAGCAAGGCCAGCAATACCGCCTGAGTGATAGCGCCTAGCGCCCCTGAAAACCGAGGGAGACACAGCACGACCATGGCCGTAGCCGTCCTTCCCGGCAACACCGCCGGAGTGAAGGATCCCGGGTATGATGAAGCCACCGAGCAGACCACCGCGCCTACCAGCACCCATTCCGCCGAAGATATTGCTGATGAAGCTGTCGAGCGCACCGTCCAGCAACTTACTGATGACGCGATCGAGCGCATTCGAGAGAATGTCGGCCCCGCTCTTGCCGGCCCGAAGATCAGAGATGATCCCGCCCAGAACGTCTTTCGCGACGTTCTGCAGTTCCTGCATCGCCTCTTTGTTGGCCTTCAGCGCCTCACGCTCGGCATAGGTCGCCTCGACGAGCTGCTCGATCTTGGCTCGCTGTTCGTCGGTCGCTGCAGCGCCTGCACGACGGAGCGCGTTGGCTACTTCACGCTCGACATCGGTCGCGCCAAGGATGCTCTGCTCGAATTCCAGCTGCTCGATGAGATCCGCAACAGCCTTTTTCTCGCGCTCGGCATCGCTGATTGCTTTCGACCGGCCACCGCCGCCACGGGTCTTTGGCAGCCCTGTCAATTCGATCAACGGGCGCGACTCTGGCGTCGGCCCGTTTTCGGGCGTCATGAAGCCAGGGTTCTGGATATTGCCATCAGCGCTGCGCTCGACCCCGGCATAGGTGCCGCGCGTCGGATAGAGCGCAGTCGTCGCGGCGCCACTGGCTGCGTTCAGCTGCTGGACACTACCAGCGGCAGAAAGCGCAGACGCCGAGAGCTGGTCGAACATTGCCCGGAAAGAATCGAGCGCAGGAATGCCCGTGCTGTTGATCGCCGCAGCCAGCGCATCCTGGACGCGCTGGACGTCCTCGACGCTCAGGGAGCCGTCATTCGCAGCCGCGGCGAAATCACTGAAGGCATCCTGAAGGCCGAGGACGACATCGGTCTCTTCGCCGGCCGCCTGCAGCTGACTGATCAGGTCGCCGAGCTCGACACCCACGCTCGCGATCTCGGATCGCGTCGCCTCGAGCGTTCCGGCATTGACAATCGCCACACCTTCGCGGAGATCCGCAAGCTTCTGCGTGCGCTCCAATTCATCGGCATATTCCCGCAGCGCCGGAACAGCATCGCCCCAATCCCTCGCAAGCTGCTGGATCAGCTGGCCCTGCTTTTTCAGGGTCTCGGCTGTTTTCTCCCCATCCGACAGCAGGCTCGTGAAATACTGTACGGCCGAGCCGCCCAGCGCGATGATCCCGATCGTCGCCAGCGAGACCGGATTGAGCAGCGACGTGAAGGCACCGGCGAGAGCCGACACGGCACCGCGAGCACCGACACCGCTTCCGAGCGCCTGCGTGATCTGGCTGCCCTGCTGGAGGGCGATGAGGAATGGCGACTGCCCGCCGGCAAGCTGGACGCCGATATCGTTCAGCTGCGCTGCAAGGTTGCCGGTCTGGACGGTGGAAGCCTTCATCGCCTCCTGGTAACGTCGACCGCTATTCGCAGCGGAATTGAATGCCTTGTTGCTGTTTGCGGCCACACCAGCAAACGCACCAGAGGCAGCCTTGTCGATGCCGCCAAAGGCTTCCTCGATCGCCTTTGTGTCGCGCTGCGTCTGCCCGACAAGTCCTTTCAGCTGACGCTGGATCTGGCGGACGTCGGCGCTGATGCTCAGCACCAGCTGTTCATTGTCAGTCGCCATCAGAGTTTCCGTTGAGCCATGTCCAAAGCTCATCCTTCTCGGACTCGCTAAGTTTCTTGTCGCCTTCCGGATCATTGGCCTGGATGAAGCCATCGAGGGCGGCGAGATATTCGAAGATTGACAGGCCCATCACCTCTTGCGGTGACAGCCCCATCGCTATTCCGTTTCCGATGATGGCGGCAAATCGGAATTTACCGTTGGGGAGCGGTCGCTCCCCTCCTCCGGACTTGCCGCCTCCGATTTTTTTCCGACATCCTCCTCCGGCGCACCGACGACGCCGGCACCGAGGACGCGCTGCGCGACAACAAGGCTTTCCAGCGGTGGGCGTTTTTCGACTTCGGACGCGACCAGATCCAGCGCGGCCTGCGTGTCGACACCGGCACCGATCAGGCCCCACTTGATGACCTCGGAGATATCCTGAAGCTTCCAACGACCGCTCAGAAGCCTGTCGAGAACGACGTAGGGCCCGGCGTCGCAGGCTTCCTGGATCTTCATCAATTCCCGCCACCCAAGGCGGAAATAGGTTTTTCGCCCGTTGAACGGGACCTCGCAGGAACCGTCGCGGCTCATCAGGGAGTTGCCGGCGTGACGGTGCGGACCATTTCGCCATCAGACTGCATGGACACGTTGAGCGTCGCGCGTCCCGCGTTTGCAGCTCCCGCTTCAAGGCTCTCGATGTGCACAAAGCCTGTCCAGGTGATGGTCTTGGTGGGGAATTCCCATTCGACCTTGGCGGGAACGGAGTCGATACTGTCGAAGCCGTCGAGCCAAGTCTCGACGCTCTGCTCGGCAAGCACGCCCTCGCCACTGATCGACATCGAGAGCGAGGTCGCGTCGCGGCCAAGCCAATCGACCTTGTCGGGGTCGTCGCAGTCGGGAATGTTCACCTCTTCGAGGCCTTTGTTCAGCGCGATCGAGCGCTGCGTGAAGCCGCAGGCCGCAGAGTAGACGATCGGATCGGAATCGTCGCCGAGGAGGACGCGGAACTTCCCGCCCTTGATGGTGGTCGCCTTGGCCATAGTTGCCTCCTGATGGCAGTTAGGGTTGTTCCGCGAAGCCTTCGAAGGTCATCACGGCATGTGAGGTGAGCCCATCGGGATCGCGGAGAAACCGCGTCTGCCGGTGGCGGAAGTCGACGAGTGCGTTTGTCGGCAGTGTCAGATCAGCGGACTTGATCGCCTCGCGAACCTCTTCGCTGATGCGCTTGGCCTCTGGATAGCCGTTCGCCCGCGACCAGATGTCGATATCGAGAGAGATCTCGAAGCCGTCGATGCAGTCCGCATCGTCACTGGTCTCGTCCCCTTCTCCGACGGTGATGTATGGGAAGGCAGCACCGGCAGGAACTGCGTCATAGACACGTCCATTGACGGTTCCCGACAGCCCTGCCCACGCCTTCAGGCGCGCTACGATCGCGCCCTGCAGTTCCAGCGACGGTGAAGCCATTTACTTGCTCTTCGCTTTCTTCACGGCCTTGCGCACAGCCGCTGCCATGTTGCGACGAACGCGCTTCCGCTCCTGACGCCAGGTCGGAAAGATATGCGGACGCTTCGCCATTTTGACCGTCCCGAATTCCAAGAAGCGCCAGATGAAGTCGGCAAACACGCCGGTCGCGTTCGGATCTTTGGTGTTGCTGTTCGAAGCACCGCCACCCAGAGCCCGCTCTTTCGGCCGATCGGCCAGACGCGCAGCCTGAATGCTGGCCTGGTATGCCCCGGTGCGTGGACCAGGCGCGCGCGGCTTGATCTTGTTCGCCACCGACTGCGCGCCTTCCAGTTGCGCCTGGGCGAGCTCCTTCTCGGCCTCAGGCACGATCTGGTTCAGCAGCCGAGCGACCTTCTCACGGCCCAGCATCTTAGCCTTGATCGCCATCAGAAACCCCTTCGGCACCAGCTCGATCGAGCGAGACGGCCTTGCCGGCAGCGACCGCGCGCGCGGCGCACTCGCGCTTGACTGTCTTTTTCATTCCCGCCCGATACCCAATCGTGACCTGCGGCGTGGGCTTGTAGTCAAAGTCGTGAGTAAAAAGGACTTTAGCCACTTCCGGCTCCTATGCCGCCACGCCGCTCTCAGCAGTGATGTCAACCCACATTCTGTCCGACGTCTGGATTATCGATCGAACCGCATAAGCAGTCGCGGTTCTGAGATCTCGGATTTGCCAATCGGTGGTGATCGCTCTGGTAGCACTGTCCGAACGAACTCTGATGATCACCGGTTGCCGGCCCTGCAAGCGAGAAGCAATCACTGCCTCGCTCCCACGGAGGAATGTGAAGCCCGCTCGGCGTTGAAACCGTTCACTCCAGACTCCCTCCGAATTCCCATAGCCGTCGTCGACTTGGGTTCGCGCATCGAAGGCCACACGCTCCCTAAGATCGCCGGAACCGAAATTGCTCATAGATCACCTGTAGACCCGATACGGCGACAGCAGCGCATCCACCGCGAAAGGGAGGGCTTCCACAGTCGCGCCCAACACGACTGGTTCACGCGTCCGGTACCACTGGGCAACAAGCATCATCACGGCAACTTTGATGGGCGTTGGAGCGTTGTTCACCAGCTTCGAATCGTCAGAGGGATCTGTCTTGCCGTAGCCGGCACGGTACCGAATCTTGACCGCTTCGGTTATGTCGTCAGTTGACGGCCAATCGCCATTATCAGCAGGACGCAAGCCGTGAGCTGTCGTGAGGTAATGTGCGGGAGGGAGCGTCACAACACTCCCGCCATCATCGACGTACGACACAGAGGTGACGTCAATCAGCGGTTCAAACGGCAGCAGGATCTCGTCAGAGCATCCTTCCGCTATGAACCCGTCGAGCGTCAGTTCAAGCGTCTGTACGCCCAGCGTTCTGCCGAGCCAGCCGGAAGGTCCATCGATCCAGGTCGTGGCGGCAAGCACCAGGCTCTCCACATAGGACCGGTCCTCAGTCGGAACCTCGACAAGATGCGAAACCGCCTCGTCGACTGTTACGATCGGCTGAGGCGGATCGATGACCCTTACGCGGCGGTCCATGATCAGTCCTTCTTTGCTGTCGCAGCAGTTTCAGCCTTCGCCTTCGCAACGGCGTCTTCGGCGTCGGCTTTCACCTTGGCGAGCTCGTCCGCATGCTGCTTCCTGGCGGTTTCCAGATCGGCTTGCGCATCGACAGCATCCTTGCGGGCGGCGTCGATAGCCGCCTGGGCTTCGTCCCGTACCTTGGCGACGTCTGCAGCCGCTTGCTTCCGTACCTTCTCGATTTCGGCTTTCGTGCCATCAGTGACACCTTTTCGGGAAGAGATGGCCGCAGCCTTGGCGCCTTGAACGCCGATCTTCCTTCGGTCGTCCGCCGCCTTGAGATCGGCAGCCGTCGCAGCCTTGTAACCGCCTGCCTTGATCATCCTTTCGGCCTGACTTTTCGTGACACCTTTGACGATGTCCCCCTTCTTCAGGCGACCAAAGTCACCAAACACGCCACGCGTTGCGATCAGATCCATGGTCACTCTCCTTCGGTTCATAGAGCAGCGGGCAGCAGAGCTGCCCGCCTTGATGAGTTGGAGTCTCAGGGAGTCGGCGCAGGAACGGCTGCGATGGCGGTGGTGAAGTCACCAGACACCAGCGCCTGCGAGCGCTTCACAGCGAGTGCAAGGCGCTTCTCGGCGCGAACCGTCAGCATGTTTTTGATGAAGTTGTCCCGATCTTCAGAGGAGATCAGAACCTCCGTATCCATACGGTCCCAGATCTTCGCAGCCATCCGGAAAGCGCCGACGAGGAACTCGTCGGTATCCATCGCCTGCGTGGAGATCACCGGGCGTCCCCAGAGCTGCGGACCGGCCATCTGGATGACACTGGCAAAGATGTAGCGGTTCTCCCCATCCTTCGTCAGTTCGATATCTGCCCAGTCGACCGGGTTGATGACGACACCGTCCGCCGAGTACTCAGCCAGCGATGCCTGCAGCAGGGCAAGGCGGAGGATGTCGATCTTGGTAGCTCCCTGAACGACGATCCCTTGATCAGCATAGGCAGTCGCCTGCGGGACGAGCCCGTGCAGGTGCTGTCCGGTACCATCGCCCTTGAGGATCTCGGTTTCTTCCACCAGGTCGAGACCGTAGCGCAGTTCGCCATCGATCTCGCTCTGTAGCTGCGGGATATCGTCCATTGCCTGGCGCGAGACCGGGATCCAGTGGGCAATGGTGCGCACCGGGGCGTCGTCCTGTTCCCACACGTAGTTCGATTCCGGCTTCTGCGCACCTTCGGCCACCACTCCCGCCGCGTTGGTGCGGGTGACCATGCGCGCGTACTCAATACTGTTCGAGGTAGTTTCGCCGACCTGCAAAAGCTGCCGGATGGTCATCTGACGACGCGGAATACCAACAATCTCGGTATCGCGCTGAGGAGTGATGAGAGCGCCGGCAGAACCAGTGGCAGACGTGATGGCATTGGCAACGGTGATGCGCACGGCACCCTTAGCGCCGCTCCGCTCGAAGAAGTTCTTCACATCTTCGGAGGCGGTCACCATTTGGCCAAGCGACTTCGGCTCGTCCTGGCCATTGCTGCCACGACGCGAGGCGATTTTCTGCTCGATGTCGGTGCTGCGGGTCTCAAGAGCCTCCAGCTTCTCCGTCAGCTTGTCGTGAGCGGCAGAAAGCTTGCCCTGAGCCATGAGGAGCTCGTCGGCTTTCTGCTTCACTTCCGCCGAAAGAGAACCGGATTCCTTGGACTGCTTAAGCGCATCCTCGGCGGTGCGCTTCACGTCATCGCCGACGCGCTGCAGTTCCTGGCGAACCTCGCCAAGAAGCTTCTCGATGTTTTGCGCATCATTCCGAACGGAGCCAACCAAACCGGCGGGACGCGCAGACATCAGCGCTGGCACGGAAACCGAAGGCATTGCGTCTTTCCGGAACTCGGAAAGAACAGACGCGGGAACAGCTGCCACTGCGGCGACTGCCATGGAGATGTCTGGATGTCCGACGGACGCGAATGCGACGTCGATGCCAGGCGCGAAGAACGTGACAGTAAGGGCAAAGGCGACGAACGCCAGCGCCCCGCAGAGTGTGCGGAGTTTCATGACAAACCTCGTTTAGTGGAACGCTTAGGCGTTCGTTTGGATGGACTTGATTTCAGAAAGGAGGCTCGAAACCTCGGCTAGAACGGCAGCGCCAGACATGCCGGTTGGGGCAGCGCCAGACATGCCCCCTTTCATCGCGGAGAGAAGCTCTCTCCGCTCCGATTTCGCGACACCCGCGCGAGCGAGCAGCGTGTCAATCTTGTGAGCCGCGACCAACGGCTTGCTTTCGGATGAGTTTTTCGCCTTGCTGTCGATATCATCAGCAGACAGCAGGGCGTCCGCAAAGCCTTTTTCCACTGCATCAGCGCCGCCGATCCATGTCTCTCGGTCCAGCATGCGGGCGATTTCCTTCTCGTCCATGCCGGTGCGTGATGCATAGATATCGGTCGCAGTCATATCGAAAGGCTCAAGCCAGGCAGCAACATCACGCAGTGCATGCCGGTCACCGACAGCGACCACCCAGGTGTTGTGGATCATCAGAAAGCCAGCTCGGGCGATCTGAACTTCGTCGGCCGCCATGGCGATGACGGAAGCAGCCGAGGCTGCAATCCCGACAATCTTGGCTGTGACTTTCGCAGGATGCTCTCGTAGCAGATTGTAGATCGCGAGCCCCTCGAAGTAGTCGCCGCCCGGAGAGTTGATCGTGACAGTGACCTCTTTCTTTCCAATGTTGCGGAGGGCAGCGGAAACGCGCTTTGCGGTGACGCCGTCACCGAACCAGTCAGCTCCGATGGGATCGAGAATGGAGATGGTGGCCTCTTCCTCGTCCTTAGCGGCGGCGCGGATTTCGGAATTCCAGCGATCAAGCGCTGAAGGCGCCAGCTCCGAGCGAAGCCCGGGCCGGACATTCACCTTGGCGGCCGGAAGGTCACGGATGGTCATTGGCTTGCCTTTCTTCGGCCTGTTGCAGCTGAATACCCAAGAAGGCTCGCATCGCAGCGCGCGCCGAATTGGTCTCGCCAGCTGTCCCGAGTTGGTCCAGAGGCGCGAGGTTTGTCTGAGCGGTCAGAATGTCGCCGCCATCCTTGCGTGGCAGATTCAGCTTTGCCCTACCCTCGTTGCGGGTCATCAGCCCGTTCTGCGTCATCGTCGACAGGAATGCCGCCTTCGACTTGCTATCCATCTGGAGTAGGGCTTCGCGGTTGAACTCGGCATACCGGCGGCGATTCCCCGTGGGCCGGATGAGTTGCTTCTTGATGCGAGCCTCGATCCGGTCACAGAGAGGGTCAATACCGAGGGTCAGCCACGCTAGCAGGATCTGTTCGACGCCTGAGCCCCACATGGTCTGCCCCTGCGCAGCATGCCCAATGATGATCGGCGGGACGCCCCACCAGCGGCAGATCTCTTCGACGCTAAAACGCTTGCTCTCCAGCATCTCGGCGTCGACCGGAGAAAGTGCCAGGCGGTCGTATTTTAGGCCTGCCTCCAGGACCATGAGCTTGCCGGCATTAGTGGAGCCGACGAACCGTTCCATGATCGCCTGGAGCTGCTCGCGCTGATCCTTGTCAAGCGTCTTGTCCGACGAGAGCACGCCGCTCGCTTGCAGTCCGTTGCCATAGAGCTTAGCGGATGCTTCATCGATCGCGATGGCCGAGCCGAAAGCCTGCGCTCCAAACTGAATCGGCGACAGCCCAATATCGCCGCCGAACCCAAATCCTTTGAGGTGAAACACCTTTTCTCGCGGCAGTATCTCGGACTTACCACGGTCAGTGTAGTTGTATTTCAGCACCCCATCGGCATCGCGAAACGGATAGCAGTGGGTGCTAGGCATTGGCGGATGCAGTGCCACCAGTCCCCGTCGGCCGTCTACCTTTTCGGAATAAGCGTTGCCCGTTGCGGCCATCCAGGCCACCATCGACTCCCAGTATTCCAGAGGCGTCTGATCTTCATTAGGGCTATCACAGATGACCTCTGCGACACCCTCGTCATCCACCCGCACCCGGTTGTCGTCGCCGCGTCGCTCGTACATCGCGATCGGTAGGCAAGAGACAGCCTGCGCGGTCAGCCGGATACAGGCCCAGGCAGTGGCGAGCTGAAGCACCGAATTGAGGTGGACCGCCTTGCCGGCATGATTGGTGGTGCCGAAAGCAGCCGCCCAACCTCTACCGTCCTTGAGGGCGAGACGCTTGCTTTTGGCGACCTCCTGGTCACGCGTCATGTTCGCCGGCAGCATTGTCGACTGCCTGCTCCGCTTTTTGCTGCGAGTAGCCATTATGCCCCGACCATTACCGGATTAGAGAGGAAATCGTTCAAGCTCTCGATCTTGAACGGCACGGGATTTCTGGCCATCAGCGTTGCTGCGTTGAACATCGCCATAGCCGGATCGATCTTGGCGTCACCGGCAGTCTGCTTGGTGGCACGGATGGCGGTAGCCGTCGGCTCGATCTTCAGATTTGATACACACCACTCCATCAACGCTCCGCCGGAGTGCCTGAAAAGCTTACTTTTCAGTCGCCGCTCGACGGTTTTTATGGCGTTCATCATGCCGATACCCTGCGGCGCGCCGACAAGCAGGCCATTGTCGACGGTAACATCGATGTCCGCCAATACGTCGATCAAATCCCCCAAACCGGCCGGGTCAACTGACACGCCACCAAGCTTGCCTTGCGACTTAACGTAGTCGATGCGTTGGACGATCTCTGCCATATCGGAGAGACCGTCATCCACGATAGTCAGACGCTTCTCGTTCTTGATGTCGAGGAGCTTCGGTGCGATCTTCTTGCGCGTTCTCAGCAATCCCTCATCGCACCACGCGTGGGACCACGAGAGCCACCGAGCCATAGACACCCAACGCTTGTCGCCGTCTATTTCAACTTCAACCTCGATCTGCCCCGGTTCTCGGCCGAGTGCGGAGAACCCAAAAAGGTCATCGAGGCCACCACCATCTATTCCGATCACAACGCATTCCGAACGGCGCACGACTTCACGGAAAGCGTCGATATGCGGTAGCTCCGTGAGTTTCGGATCAGAGCCCGAAATCCAGAGTGAAGAACCAGCCCATCGATCGGCACGATTTCTCATGCCGATCTGGATGTTGAGATGCTTGGCAAGGAAGGACTGGATGGTATCACCCTCCTCGTCCTCTCCGGACTGAACCTTAGCGAGCTTGCGCTCCAGCCAGTCTTGCCTGACAGAACGGCCCATATTTGGGTTGGTCACATAGAAATTCGCGGGGTCGAGGTAGCTCTTGTTCTCTACCATCGCATCCGGAAATTCGTAGAGGACCGGAACGCTGCGGGGATCTTCGATCTTCCCATCCCGCACGTCCCGGAAATAGTCGAGCTTTTCTTTGAACACACCTTCCGGAGGCGCGTCCGATTGGGTGGTGATATAGATCACGAACCCTTCGGGGCGGGAGATAAGTCCGCCTGTGGCTTCCTGCAACATTGAGGAAGCGCCAGCCTGCTTGCCAAATAGCCAGAGCTCCTCAATCAACACGAAAGCGGCCTTCTTGCCCGACGACGTCTTAGAGTCCGCAGAAATGACTTTCAGGACCGCCTTTGTTCGCAGATGTGTGATCTTCTTCAGGTTCCTGTTCACGTCCAGGAAGACCTGAAGCTCGGGATCGGCCTCAACCATGTCGGCTGCCGGGCCGAACGAATTCCCCGCAATCTCTTGCGTCGGTGCGAGGATCAGGAGTTCCTGCGAATGCCGCCAGTTCCGGATGAGAGCTGTCAGCATAATACCGGCCGCAAGCGTACTCTTGATGTTCTTCTTCGAGATTAGGAGGAAGAACTCCTCGATGAGACGATGCCCACTCTCTGCGTCATAGGCGCCAAAGATCGCCCTCACGAAGTCGAAAACATAATCCTCGCACGCTTCCCCGAACGTGGGCTGCCCCGCCACATCGACAATCCGGAGAGACTTGAAAACGTCCAGCGCCGCTTCTGCCTCATCGGGGAACAGGGGCTTGAAGGGAATCAGTGATTGCCGATTAAGTATGCGCTCTTCCCAATCGAGACACGCTGTAGACCACTTCATCCGCGGTTATCCACAATCAGCTTCGGGCCAGATGGCGGCGCAAACTTACCCGACACATCCTGGGCCGCCATGCGCCGCTCTTCCTTCTTGCCGAGCTTCTTTGCCTTTTCCTGTCGGGGAGCTTCTCTAGCTTTGAACTTGGCCTCCGCAGCATCAGCACTGACCTTATCCAGCATCGTCAGCGCCGCGTTGAGGGCGGAGGCATTCCCACTTATCCCCAGCTTGATCTGCTCTACCCTCAGTTTCGTACGCAGCCGCTCCAGCATCAGGTCCCGATTTTTGATCAAGTGCAAATAATGTTTTCGAAATGTCGGCAGTGACAGCCCAAGCTGGCTTGCGACTTCCTTGTTCGTTTGGCCTGCTGCCAGCAACACCATGACAAATATGATGTTTTCTTCAGTGGGCTCATGCTCCGGCCTGCCCCGCTTTGGGTCGTCCGTAATGAGAGGGTTGCCGAAGAGGTCAAAATCCATGGCCATCAGAAAAAAATTGTGCGCGTGAGAGGGGCGCGGGTGGGGAAGCCAAGGGTCTCTGAACTTTCGACCCTCCCCCCCTGCCAAGGGTCAGCCGTCCGCCTGGTCGGCCTCGTCACCATCGACTTCGATGACGACCGTGGTCGCGCCGAGCGCGAGGCCAGCGAGTGCGATCAGCCGAACTGCCAGCCACATGCGGAAGCGGTAGGTACGAGTGACTGTAAAGGTCATGGTCATGCTGCTCATCAGCTGACCTGCGTCGACGTTGAGAGATGCCATCGTCGCTATCGGGACTGAGCCCGCTCCTGTTTTTGCTTCTCGCTATCGTGGTAGGCTTTGCTGACCGTCTCGATGTTCTCGGGGTCCCAGAACAACACCGGATCACCACGATGCGGGATCTTGTGGTCAGCGACTGGGCTATTGTCGGCAGGATACTTGCCGATGCAGAGCACGCCCGTCTTCTGGCAGCGGTAGTGATCGCGAGCCCAGACCTGACGCCTCAGCTTCTTCCAACGCTCTGTGCCGTACCAGCTACGCCACTCGACGTTATGATCTCGCTCCTTGAGCCGAGCCTTCTCGTCACTAGGCGCTCGACCTATCCGAGGAGCGAGAGAACCGATGCGAGGAGCCAGTGTCTTCAGCTTGCCCATAGGACCAGAGACGGCA